TGTGCCACAAGGCGTCGAGTGCCGAGATCGCGTCCACCTCGAGCGGCGTGAACCTGCGACCGGTGAGCTCACTATACGCTAAGATCTCAGAGAATGATATCGGCGCGTCGGCCTGTCGGGAGCGATGAAGGCGCAAGAACGTCTCCCAGAGCTCCCCCATCGTCTTGGGGAGCTCTGGGAGATCGAGCTCTGGGGGTCGGATCCCTGTCGTCTTCTCGACGTGCTCGTAGTGAGTGCGGATCGAGATCCCGTCCTTGTCGGTCTGCGCGAGCTGGAAGCTGGCCTCGGCGTGCTTTAGGAGCCCGTCGAGGGCCCGGCGAAAAAATTGGCGCGCTCCGATGCTGCGACGAAGATCTGGTCGCGGATCTGAGACGGCATCGCGCCGTAGACCTTCTTCGCGTCTTCGAGCTTCGCATCAGCTCCCCCGGCGTAGACGTGCCAAGCGGTCGTAATAAGCGCCAGAAACGCCATCAGGCGCTCGTCCGGGTCGTCGATCCCCAGACGTGCGACTTCGGCCAGCGCGTTGCGGTAGCCCTTGCTGTCGGAGCCGTAGAGCGTGATCGTTTGGGGAGCCCCGTCCTTGTGCAGGACGGGGTCTTTGGTGATCGGGTGGAGGATCGTGTAAGTGTAGGTGTCCCGGAACGTGAGGTCGTTTAGGTCCATCTTCTATCCTTTAGGTCGTCGTGCGAGTGATGCGGAGCTGCGTCCCGGTGCTGCTGTCCTTGAGCGCGACAAAGGGGACCGTTATCAAGCGCGACTGCGGGTTGCCGACGGGGATCGCCGCGCCGTTGATCTTGATGCGCGGCATCAGGAAGGTGTAGTTTTTACCGGCGACGCGATCATCCATCACTACCGAGAGCGAGCTCTCGGTCTCTGCCAAGAACTTCGCGATTAAAACGGCGTCTTGATAATAGAGCGTCATGGTGCCCTCGAGCGTCGACATCCCGAACTCCATTTGAGGAGAAATTGCCGAGCCCAAGACGTAAGCCGAGTTGAGGTTATTGTTCAGCGTGAAGTCGAGCGAATTGAGAATGGCGATAGCGGATCCGCCCTCGGTGATCGTTCCCGAGAAGCTGTCGAAAGGCTCGTTCGTCGAATAAGCGGTATAGCTGGATCCGGCGGGAGCTGTCGCTGCTTGCGCCATGTCCTGACCCATCAGCCCGAAGGTCGCCGTCGTCATCGAGTTTGGTGCGAGCGACATCGCCATCGTGTTGACCATCACGCCCTCGAACGTGCGGAATTGCGTGATGTCGAGCGCGGCGTCTTGGATCGAGTAGGATTTAACGGTCGTTCCGGTGTTCAAGATGTCCGAGGCGAACGCGCCGAAAAGCGCGCCTTCGAGGAGCCAATCATAATCTGCCGGGCGCATCTCTACGACGATGTCGCCAGAGACCGACCGCTGGCCGTGCCGGTCGATCGACGGCATCCGGTCCGAGGTAATCATATTTGACTGCACGCGGGTCTTTTGCAGATCCAGCGAGTGCGTGTTGAAGGGGATCTGTAGGTAGACCGGCGTCGCCGACGGGGTCGTGCCATAGGTTACTTCTGGGATGTAGGAGAGCCGAGTGCGGGCTCCTTGTGAAAACGGCATGATGAGCCCTCCTTATGAGCTGCTGTAGCTATACCACGAAATTGACACCGTGACGATATACCACGGCGCGTCGAGAACGGCGACGCTTCGCTCAGAATAGCGGAACCGCACCGTCGTCCCGCCAGACGTCAGCCCGGTGTCGACGGAGAAGGCGGCGCGGATCGCGTCCGCCAGAGCGTCGGCCCCTGCTGGGCCTGTGCCTTCGGGGAGATGCGCAGTGACGAGGAAGGATCCGTCGTGCCGGATCTGTGGCGCCGGGCCCATAACCGCTGGGCGGCTCGTCACGGGGACGAGCGCCATGCGGACCCATGCGGTGCCGGTGGTCGGCACGAACTTGACGTTCTCGAAAGCGCGGTTGGCGCTCGACGGGATCCCCGAGACGGTCGCGATCTGCTGCTCGAGCGCGGCGCGGATGTTCTGCATCACCGTCATGGGATCCCCGTCGCTCTGATGTTCTTGATCTCAATCACGACCGCTGCCGCGATCGAGTGCGAGCGCGCCAGCACCTTCCGCAAGAACTGCGTGCGCGCCTCGACGAAGATCGCGTAGTTTGCCCCGTTGAGCAGGTAAAGCGACCCGTCGAGCTGCGCGAGCGTGCCCGCCTGCCCCGATAAGCGCGCCATAGTCAGCGTGGCAATCTTGTCGGTTGTGATTTCGGTTTCAGATGTGCCGGGGGCTGCGGTCAGCGTCGGCGACAAAAACCAAGACGCCCTGAGCCTGCCCGTGACGACTTTCGTTCCTTTGACGACCTCTTCGGCGAGCTTATTTAGATATTCGTTGCGCGCCTGCGCGACGGTGACGCCAGCCTCGGCTGCGAGCTTGTCCAGATCGACCGTGATCTGTTGGAGGATCTGACCATTCGCCATCATTCCCTCGCTTGGCAGATGTAGGCGAGGATCGAGGAGCCGCTCTTGATCGTCTGGATCGAGACGAGCCGGACGGCGTCACTTTCTCCGCGTAGCTCGTCGTCGATCTGAGGGGTCTTCGAGATCGCGCTCCCGTTGTAGGTCGCGGCGATCACGGCCTTGCGGTCGCCGCGCTGCACGAGCGTCCCGTCGACATCGTTTGCGGTGTAATTGAGGAATATTGCGCGGACGGTCTCGTCGGCGTTCGATCCGCCGGTGATCGTGCCCGTCGCGGGGTCATAGGTTCCGCCGTTGTTGATGCGACGGAACGTGAGATCATAACCATGATCCCGGAGGAGCGCGACGACGTCCTTCTGCATCTGCGCGCCGGTTGCCATGGTGGATCAATACTCGTCGAGGGGATTGCTAAAGCGAGGCGGGTTCGTGAACTCCTCGATGCGAAACGCGCCCGGAACGCGGTCCGGGTCTGTCTCGACTGCGGCCATGTCAGAGATGGACATCCCGCCAGCGTCGGGGACGCCGAGCCCGACGGAGCCGAGCCTCTTGCTGTCTCTGGTGAGCCGCGCCGCAAGCTCGGCATATTGCGTCGCGCGCTGCGAGTAGGACGCCGAGACGCTCTCGACGCTGCTGTCGACGAGGCGCGCATATTTGCCAGAGAGCGCCCTGCATATTACCGCGCCCGCGACATAGACGTCGTCGGAGCCTTGCGAGAGCGCGAAGGTGATCTCTTCGTCGGTGATCTGCTGATCGGTCGTGTCCGTGTCCCCTACGAGGAGGCGCACGGCATCGCGCCGCGTTGTTGCGCTCGTTGTGCCGGGCGCTCCCCCGTAGGTCCACGTCATTCTGTCACCTTGTTCGCTCGCGCTCTTTTGGCGGGTGCGGGATCTGGAACGTCCTCGGCGAGCTTCTCGCCGAGACCTTTGTCTGTGAGGTCGATTTCAGGGTTTCCGAGCGCGTAATGGCGGACCTTACCCGCTCGGAATAGGAGCTCGACCTTTTCTGCGGCGATCCCGAGAGATTGCCAATCAAACGCCGCACCACGGTTGAACCGACGCCCGTGAGCCACGAACGCGCGGAACGCGAAGAGCGGGTCCGACTTCTGGAAAGATCGTTGCTCGAGCGTCTTCATGCGACGATCGCGTCCCAGAAGTAGCCCAGCGACGAAGACACCAGCTTGTGATCGTAGTGAGCGCGAGCGCGGATCACGTCGGTGTCTTCTTCATCGCGACGCTTGGTGTCGACGACGAAGCCATACTCGTTCGTCCCGCCCAGATAACCGGACCAAGAGAACGTGTAGCCCGCTGCGGGGGTCATGATGCTCGGAGCTGCCGGGCGGTAGGTCAGCAAGCACTTTTTGCCCAGAATGAACGAGTGAGCGGCGGTGTCGCCCTCGGCTGCGGTGTTCTGGATTGCTTCGCCGACCATGACCTCATCGACCTCGAAGATCTGCGCGAGCAGGTTCAGCGAAGCGATCGACGGTTGCGCGGTAGTCGCGCCGCCGTTGATGCGGCCTTGGACGTCCGGGTGGTCGATCAGCACCGAGTAAACCTGACGGCCCATGACCATCACGTTCGGCTTGATGCCGGTCGAGCCGAGGATGTAGTCGATCCCAGTGCGGACGTTGCCGATCGGGTCGCCGTTCGTCGTGTCCGACCAGCGGATGACCTGATCAGTCGAAGGCGAGGACGCGACGCCGGTGATGTCCTTGCCCCACAAGCCGGTCGTGAAGAAGGACGACGAGAAGTCGGTCTCCTTCTGGATCAGCATCTGGTGCGTCGCCAGCTCTGCGGCTGCACGAGCAGGATCCACGGCCGCGTCCGCGTTTGCGCGGATCTGGTCGGGGATCGGGATCGCTACGCCATATTCTTCGCAGAAATAGCTGTCGTTCGAGACGGCATAGCCGACCTCTGACACGCGAGCACCGGCGGCGCGCTTCTTAGCGCCGTTGCGGTTGAAGAACGAGCGATCGAACGTGAAGTATTTGTCCGACTGCTTCTGCACCGGCACATTCTGGAAAACGCGCGAAGCGACGAAGCTCTGCGGGTTTTGCAGCAAGGCAACGGAGATGTTCGTAAGGGCTGCGTCGATATGGAACGCGCCAACAGTAGGTTGCGACATGATTTAAATCCCCCTGCCTTATACTGCGCCGCGCGGATGGAATACGATCTCGATGATCCGTCCGCTTGC